GTTGTGGGTGATGTGAGGGTTTATAATCCCATAGAAACCTCTTGGGCTATTCCTGCACCTGAAGCTTTCGCAGAGAACTGTTATTTTGAGGTCGTAGGTGTAGACTATGAGGATGATGTAGTTGCTACAAGTGAGAAATTCATCATCAGCCATCCTATTGGTGGGCATTTAATTCCTAATACAAATTTCATAATAAGGTGGTCAGAGATAATTTCTGACACCGTTGATTTGAGTTATTCCATTGATGCTGGAAGTAATTGGATTCCAATAACAAGTGCCGCACCAAATCAACACGACCCTGAATTCGGAACAGGATATTATGAATGGTTAGTTCCTGAAGATTTACCTTTAGGAACGGTTTTAATTCATGTTGCCGATCACGATTATCCAACACAAGGTTTTGTTCAAGAGGTATTTGTAACTTCTGAGATAAAATATATTGATTCTACTTGGAGATTATCTTGGTCAGAATTTGTTGCAGATACTTTACAAATAGATTATCAGATAAATGGTGAAGGAGATTGGACTTTAATTACAAGCGCAGCACCTAATCATAATGGAGCTGAACATGGATCAGGTTATTATGATTGGATAGTTGATGCAATAGAATGTGATTATTTAGTTATACGAGTTACTGATGTCACTAATGATAAAGAAGTATTTTTTCCGGCAGTAACTATAATGGAATCAGAAATTACTCCTATAACATGTTCAGGTATAATAGGAATTACATTATCTTCTATTATAGTTGGAAATAGTGTAATAACAATTCCTGAATTTATTGGATCTGGAAGTATTAATATAAATATTGGTTCTTCAGTAAATAGCACTATATTGTCTTCGGTGCCTGAATTTGATTGTAGTGGAAATATAAATTTTACAATAAGTTCATTATTATCTTCTTCAGCAAGTTTAGGAGGAATAACATTAGAAGATCTTGATAACAAATTAGATGTAATAATTAGTTTAGTGAATGGTATTAATAATATAACTTCACAAATGACTTTTTCTGGAGATTTATTAAATGTTAGAGTTTCAGATAAAGGAATTTTAAATGATATTTCAGTTGGTGATATTTTAAATGGAACTGTTGATACTAAAACTGTAAATGAAATATTAGAGATATTATTAGCTTATGTAAATGGAAGAATAACAGTAAATGGCAACACCTTAACATATTATAAACAGAATAATTCTACTTCATTATTTACATTAACTGGATCAGATTCAGAAAGAACAAGAATATGATATTAGGAAATAAATCTGAAATATTTTTTGGAGGTTGGAATACAAAACCTTTAAATCCAACTTCTATCTTTACTGGTGGGTGGTATTCTTCAAATGTAAATATTACTCTTGAATTAGAACCTCTTATTCTCAATTTAATTGTAAAACAAATTGGAAGAAACGATGTCAACATAGATTTGGATAAATTAGATTTGAACTTGTTTTTAATATCAGATATAATTGTTAAAATAAAGAGCGAGTTTGCAACATTTTTAGATCAAGATGATCCAAGAGATATAAGAAAACATGTTGATATAAGTAAAACTAATATTATTTATCAAAATGTTTCTGGTGAAAAATCTAAAGATTGGAATTTTGGAGTTTGGTAAAATGGGAAATTTTGATAATTTTGATAGAGATAAGTCTGAATTTTTTCAATATCAAACAACTGCTTATGATTGTGAAAGAGAACTTTATGAAAAAATATCAGCTGAAGCAATTAATATAAATGGTGTTGAAATGGTTTATTATGTTTTGACATTTGATATAAATTATAATAAGATTTGGGGTGAAGATAATGATAGAAGATATGAAAGGTGTTTTGCTTTTATGTCTTATTATGAACTACCAAGAGAAGATAATAACGCAACTCCTTTAGGATTAGAACCATTTAATGTTGTTATGATAACAGTTTCACAAAAACATTTTGAAATTGCTTCTAAATATGATGCTTATGGTTATTTACAACCTCAATTATCTGCTTATAAACCTAAAATAGGTGATATAATAAAATCAAAATATAATAATTATTTTTATGAGATAGTTGATGTTAATCAGGAAGAAAATATGTTTTTACAAAGTAAACATTTCTGGACATTCACATGTAAACCTTTCATTAATGAACATTATGATATTAAGGAAAGTAATTTACCATTTCAAGATGATAAGTCATTTGATGCTGGAGAGTTTAAAGATTTAAAGAATGGATGGTGGTAAAAATGAAAAATAAACAAAATATAGATTCAATAATAACTTTTCTTTTATTAAAAAAATTAATTACTCCATTTACAAGTACAATTGCTTACAAATTAGGTTTAATTGATTCGAATGGTAAGATAATTAAGGTTCCTGAAACAGATAAGGAAAAGGATGCCTTGACAATTTTAGATAGAGTTATATTCAAATTAAAAAGGTTATTAGGTAGTAAAGTTTTAGTTTTAAATAGATTTATGTACTTAAAAACTCTAAATATTGATATGTATAACAAATTGAATGTAAAAGGAACAGTTGAACAAAGAGCTGAAATTATAAGAATAAATAAAGATATAAGACAAATGCAAGAGAAATATAATATGGGATTTGACGATATATTACAAATAGTTTTAAATGAAAGTTTAGAGGGAGAAATATAAAAATGTTAAAGTTTCAAGAATACATGGATAAATATGTAATTACTGAATGGATTTTATTTCCTGAATATCAAGATGTAAAAACATTCATTGAGTGGTTAAAATCTAAAAATGTAAAAGATCTTAATAATTCATCTTTGTCAAATTATGTAAATGATTATCAAGGAAATTTAGATATGGATTTTCTTAATAAATATTGGAGTGAGTTTGATCAAGAATTAATTAAGAATGGAATAGAAACTAATTTCACATATAATAATTAAAGGTTTAAAATGCCTAATAACATAGTAAATCATTTTGTAAAAAAGACTGGTAAATCAAAAGATGAAATTGAGTCTTCATGGAATAAAGCTAAGGATATTACTAAAAAGCAATATTCAAAAGTAAAAGAAGATAGTGATGATTTTTATCCAATTGTAGTTGGAGTTTTAAAAAAGATGTTGGGTTTATCAGAAGAAATAAATGCGGTAAATTTAACTTCAACTATAGGTGATTTAGGTAAAGGTCCTAAATTAATGACACAAAAAAGATTTGAAGAAAAAGTAAAGAAAAATAAAAAGAAACCTGTTATAATTAATGATCCAGTTTTTACTCAAATAGATAAATAAAATGGAAGATAAAATTGATTATGGTAAAATATGCATAGAGTAGAAAGACATATAATAGTTAAGAGTAAAGAAATGGATAGAATTTGTTTTCTATCCAAAAATCTTTATAATTATGTAAATTTTATTTTAAGACAAGCACATTTAAAGAAATTTGATCAAATTCCTGAATATCAACATTTAATTAAATCTTTTAAAATAAAAGACAATGAATATTTTAAAATTAAAGAATTTGATTTGGAAAAGGAGTTAGCTAAGAATAAACAGATTGATTATATTTCTTTACCACCTCAAACATCACAACAAATAATAAAGAAATTATATAAAAATTGGAAATCGTTTTATGGATTATTAAGAAATAGAAGTAAATTAAATGAAATTCCGAAAATACCAAAGTATAAAGATAAAGGAGGAAAAAATGTTGTAATATTTACTAATCAAAATGCTCGTTTAAAAGAAGATGGTTACATATATTTTCCAGAAAAATCTAATCTAAATCCTATTAAAACAAATATACAAAAAGGACAATTAAATCAAGTAAGAATTGTACCTCAAAGTAGTTGTTATGTGGTTGAAATAGTATACACAAAGGAAAAACAAGAATTAGATTTGAACGAAAATTTATATTTGTCTATTGATTTAGGAATAAATAATCTTGCTACATGCGTAAATAATGCTGACCAAAAGTCTTTCATTATAAATGGTAGGATAGTGAAATCTATAAATCAATATTTTAATAAGAAATTAGCTAAGTTATATTCTTTTACAAAAAGTAAATCTTCAAAAAGAATTAAAAGACTGTGTTTAAAACGTTCAAATAAGATTTATGATTATTTTCATAAAACAAGTAGATTCATAATTAATTATTGTATCCAAAATAAAATCAAAAATATAATTGTCGGATATAATAAAGAATGGAAACAAAATATTAATATTGGAAAAGTAAATAATCAGAAATTTGTTAATATTCCTTATCTTAAATTAATAAATCAATTGATTTATAAGGGTGAAGAAGTAGGAATAAACGTTATTCTTAATGAAGAATCTTATACATCTAAATGTGATTCTTTAGCATTAGAAGAACTTAAACAACAAGAAAATTATTTAGGTAAAAGAATAAAAAGAGGGTTATTTCAGTCAAGTGTGGGTAAACTTATAAATGCTGATATAAATGGTGCATTAAATATAATGAGAAAAGTAGTTGATGATTCTCTTGTAAAAGAGATAATCAATAGAGGGTTAGTATTCAATCCATTTGTTAGGATACAATAAAATGATAGATAAAACTGATTATGGCTCTATCATAGAATATATGGAATATCTTGATAGTTTTAAAAAAACATCAAAGATAAGTTCTGGATATTTTTATACTTATCACTATAATTTCCATAAATATTATCCTATTGAGGAACTTAAATTTTATGATTGGAGACCTTTAAGTTTTGTATTTTCTATAGTAAATGAAGATAAACCTTATTTTTATGGTTTAAATTTTCATCATTTACCAGTAAAGGCAAGACAATGGTGGTTAAGGAAAGTAAAGAGTGCAGCATCTTCTTATTTTGAACAAGGTGGAATAAGAAGAATTCCGGGTTTGAATTATAATACATTACAAAAAATAATGAAAAAAGGATTGTTTGGAGTTAGAAAATATAGATTTGAAGCTGTTAAAGAATTAAGAATAATAAGACTTGAAGAACTTGATGAAATTATGAAATTCTATGGGCGTACATATTACGGCGTCACAATAAAACAAATTCAAGCCAGATATTCTAAATTTAGACCAAAATAAAGGAAAATTATGTCAAATAAATTACTTGATATGTTGAAATTAAATCCATTTGCACCAATATTTGCTGATGCAATGGATCAAGAAGAAATAACTAATAAGATATTAATGACAAAAAATAGTCAAGGAGTGTCTCAGGAAGAACTTGACTATTATAATGATGTAAATGGTTATGGATTTTGTTCTGAAGATGATATTTCTTATATAAGTTTCAATCCAATATTTGAAAATAAAAGAGCAAGAGTAGCTAAATATCGTGAAATGGCCAGATATCCTGAAATAATGGATGCAATTGAAAATATTGTTAATGATTCAATGGTTGATAATGGTGATGGTTTAATAGCTATTCTTAAATTTAAAATGAAAAAAATGCCAGTGAACATGAGAAAAAGAATTCAGAATCTATATGATCATTTTGTATATGATATTATGAATTTTTCTGAAAATGCTTATAAATGGTATAAAAAATGGTTAGTAGATGCTGAACTATTTGGTGAGTTAATTCCAAATGAAGATGGTAGTGATTTAATTGGAATTAAGATTTTACCACCCCACACTACAACTCCAATTTATGATAAAGGAAGATTGAAAGGTTATGCTCAAATGATTGATGTTCCAGTAAGGAACATGAATACATTTTCAAATAACATGAAAAATGTTACTCCATTTGAACCCAATCAGATTGCTTATGCGAGTTATGAAGATTATGGTGAAAATGAGATTGATGTTAGAGGATATCTTGAATCGGCTATTAAGATTTATAATATGTTAAAATCAATTGAAGATTCAATTGTAATTTATAGATTAGTAAGAGCGCCAGAAAGAAGAGTTTGGAATATCTATACTGGAAGAATGCCAAAAGGAAAAGCGGAAGAATATGTAAAGAGTGTGATGAAAAAATATAGATTTAAAAATTTATATGATCCAGTTACGGGTGCTATAGATTCATCGCAAAATATACAAGCATTATCACACGATATTTGGTTTTCTAAAGACGATTCGGGTCATGGAACAGAAGTTGATACTGTTGGTGGTGGAATGCAACTCGGAGAATTGGGTGATTTGGAGTGGTTTAAAGAGAAATTATATAAAGCTCTTCATTTACCAACCTCAAGATGGGTTATTGATCAAACACAAGGTCCTTATACTTCAGGAAAAATGGGAACAACTTCAAATGAAGAAATAAAATTTGCAAGATTCATTGAAGGATTACAAAGGAAGTTTAGATATTTTATTTTGAAACCTTTTATGACATATTTACGAATGAAAGGAATTCCAGAAGAATATATCAGTAATAAAGTATTTGATATTGAATTTACAAAATCAAGTTTATTTAAAGAATATAAAGAGATTGAATTAAGAGAAGCAAGACTCGGAATATTATCATCTGTTTCAGGTTTTATTACTTCAAGGGATAATGTAAATGCACCAGAAGCGTTATTTTCAAAGGAATATGTTTTGAAGAAATTCTTTAAAATGACTGATGAAGAATATGAAGAGAATCAAGAATTGATAAGAAAAGAATTAACAAAAGCTGAAGATTTGGCAAAAGAATTTCCACCAATTGATCCTTATAAACCTGAAGGTTTACCAGTAGGTGGAGAACAGTTAGATCAAGAAAATTTAGATCAAGAAAATTTAGATCAAGAAAATTTAGATCAAAATAACCAAGTAGATTCAACTAAATTATAAATATAATAAAAGGAGTTTAAAATGGAAAAAACTTTAACGGAATTGCTTTTAGATAAAGATTATGCAACTATTTTAGGATCGACAATGAAAGTTGTTGAAAATAAAATTAGAACAAAAATTGAAGAAAGGAAGAATGAGATAGTTAAAGAAATTAATTCTTCAAAATAAGGAAACTAAAAAAAGAATGAAACTGCTTACAGAATATATCGCTATTAGTGATTTACAAATTCTCACTGAAGATGTTGCTAATGATATAGCTAAAAAGATTTATCGAATAAAAGGACCTTATCTTCAATCTGAAGTAAAGAATAGAAATGGAAGAATATATGGTAAACATCTTTGTGAAAGAGAAATTAATACTTTTCAAGATAAGATTGTAAAGAGAAGAGCTTTAGGAGAATTAGATCATCCACCAACACCTACAGTAAATTTGAATAATGTTAGTCATTTAATTGAATCATTACAAATGGATGGAAATGATGGAATTGGTGTTTCTAAATTACTTGATACACCAAAAGGTCTTGTTGCTCAGATTCTTATAAAGGAAGGAATTTTATTGGGTGTAAGTACAAGAGGTGTTGGAACTCTTACTGGTGATTTAGTAAATGATGATTATAAATTAATTACAGTTGACATAGTTGCTGATCCTTCTGCACCCGGAGCTTTTGTAGATGGAATTCTTGAAAATAAAGAATACATAATCACTGAAGGTGGGGATATAGTTGAAAAAGCAGTTAATAATTTGGAAAATAAATTGGTTAAACAAGGAAATTCAAAAATTTTACTTTCTTATATGAGAGAATTTTTAGAGGATATAAGAAAGAAAATTTAATTAATTGATTTTTAATAATTTACAATAAGAAAACTAGTTATAATCAATAGAATTATAAATATAAAGAGAAGGTTGATTTGAAAATGTATTCTCTGATGTTTTCAAACTAAGAGATATAGGATTTGGTGTTAAATCCAGTAAATTACATTTTTGTATTTTACAAAGATTTTAAAAGATCATAACATACTTAATAGAAATGTTAAATGGAGGAAGTAAACAATGTTAATAGTTGAAGAAATTTTAAAGAAATTTAAAGATGTCTTAACAGAAGAGGATTTGAAATCTTTTCAAGAAGAGATTACAAAATTTCTTACTGAAGAATCAGAAAAAAGATCAAAATTGCTTTACGAAGAGAAAGTAAAAGAACTTGAAGCAAATACTGAGAAATATCTTGATGAAGCTAAAGAAGAGATTAAAAAGACTCTTATTGAAGATTATGATAAGAAAATGGAAGAATTAGAAGAGAAATTAGTGATTGCTCTTGATACTTTTTGTGATAAACATATTGCAGAGAAAATTTCAAATGATTTAATCTCAAAGATTGCAATTAATGAAACTTTACTTCCTGTTGTAAATGGAATTAAGAAAGTTTTTGAAAATTCACATCTTGAATTAGATACAGAAGGAACTGGTATCGTAAAGAAATTACAGGAAGAAAAAGAAAATCTTTCAAAACAACTTTCTGAAACAATTGCTGAAAAATTAACAATAATTGAAGAGAAAACAAAATTATCTGAAAGTTTAGAGAAAATATCTGTCAAATCTTTAATTTTAGAAAAAGTTGAAGGTTTATCAGATGAACAGAAAGAAAGAGTAGTTAAAATGTTTGAAAATAAGAAATTTGATGAAGTAAAATCAAATATAGATTCTATGATCGATTTGGTGATCAAAGAAGAAGTTAAACCTAATCCTGATTCAAAAGATACTAAAACTATTGTTGAGGGTGATGGAATAAAAGATACAAAAATTAAAGAAGTCTTAAGTGAAGAAGATCAGTTAATTAAATTAGCGAAAAATTTCTAATATTAATGGAGGATAAGTTTAAAATGGATGAATTAGAAAAAATTGAGATTCAAAAGTTAGTTGAAAAATGGAGTAACACAGAAAAATTGGGAGATTTTTCAATTGCATCATTAGATGAAAATTTGAAAGAATCAATGGCCCAATTGTTAGAAAATGTGGTTTCTCAAAAATCAGTAACAAGACAGATTAATGAAGCATCTTTTGCTAATAGCACCGCATCCGTTGGTGAATTGGGTTCCACTGCTCATTATAAACCAATCTCTTTAGCATTAATGAGAAGAACAATGCCTGTAGTGTTTGCTCAGAAAGCGGTAGGTTTCCAACCTATGAGAACACCTGTAGGTTTGGCTTATGCTCTGAGAGTAATTTATAATCATTTAGATGGTACTAATGGTCCTGAAGCAGCTTGGGATCAAGTTCCTAGCTATTCTGGTTTTACTGGTTCTACTTCTGGTACCTCTGCAATATATACTGCTTCTGCTTCTGAAATTACTTCTGCTTCTGGTATTGGTGTTGATACAGATGTAGGTGAAGCTTGGACAATTGGTACTGATTATCCACAGTTGAAAGTGGTTCTGGAACAAGTTGCAATCATAGCTAAAACAAGAAAATTAGCTGCAAGTTTCTCTCTCGAAACAGCTCAAGATATCTCTGCTATGCACAATATCGACATTCAGAGAGAATTAATAAGAGTTCTTCAGGCAGAAGTAATTGCTGAAATGGACAGAGAACTTATTGCAAAATTAAGAACAACTGCTGTTACTGGTACTGGTGGTGCTCCTGCTAAAGTTCTCGATCTGAATGCAACTTCTGGAACAAGTTACGTTGACGGAAGATGGTCACAAGAACAGATTTCATCTTTGGTTACTTCCATAATCCATCAAGCAAACGTAATTGCTATCTCTACTCGAAGAGGTGCTGGTAATTTTGCTATAGTTAGTGCTGGTGTTGCTACTGCTCTCCAAGCTGCAAGACCTTCATTCCAAGGTGTTACTACAAAAGTAAATCCAACAAGAGCTGGAGTTGCTGAAATCGGTACTCTTAATGGTGATATCACTATCTATAGAGATCAATACGCAACAGATGAATATGCTTTAGTTGGATATAAAGGGGAAGGTCAAAATGATTGTGGAATAATTCTAAGCCCATATTTAATGAATGTTGTTAATACTGGACAAGATCCTAATACATTTGCTCCAAGAATTGGTGTAATGTCAAGGTATGCTATTACCGATAGCTTATTAGGGTCTGGTCGTTACTATCGTTTGATCAACTATGAAAACATAAGTAAGGTAGTTGCCGGATATTAATAGTAAAATAATATAGTTGATTTTAAAGGATTTCTTATGAAAATAAGAAATCCTTTTTTATTTTGTTAAACTGAAAAAAAAATGTCTTGATAATTATATTTTAAAATTATATTATATTTGATATTTTAATTATAAAATAGAAAGAAAAATAAAAATGGAAAATAATATAATTTGTAAGGTTTGTGGAAAAGAAACTAATTATTTACGTTGGTGCGATTTTACAAGAAGGCATTTAAAACCAGTACATAATTTAAATATGAATGAACAAGAGTATTATGATAAGTATATGAAACAAGAAGGTGAAGGGATTTGTTGTAAAACTAATAAAACCACTTATTTTTGTGGAATTCATAATGGATATTCTAAATATTATTTAACAAAAAATGAGAAAGCAACTTGGACAAAGATAGAATTATTTAATGGAAATATTTTAGAAAAAGAAGAAGTAAAAATATTTTGTGAAGTATGTAAGAAAGAGTTTGAATTTAAGACAAAAGAAAGATTTTTGGTTGATCATTTGAGAAAAGTACATGGAATTCAAAATAACAAAGAATATTATGATAAGTATATAAAGAAAGATGGAGAAGGAATTTGTTTGACTTGTGGTGGTGAGACTCGATTTGTTAATTTAGATAAAGGGTATACGAGTTATTGTTCAAATGGTTGTGTTAGTAAGAATGATGATATTAAAAAGAGGAAAGAGGATTCTTCGATTGAGCAATTTGGAACTAAGCATATTTTTCAATCAGAACATTTTAGGAAAAAGTATAAAGAGACTTGTTTAGATAAGTATGGTGAAGATAATTATTTTAAAACTGAAGAGTTTAAAATTAAGAATAAAAGCACAAGAATAGATAAATATGGGGATGAAAATTATAATAACAAAGAACAAAGAAGAGAGACTAATTTAAAAAAGTATGGTTGTGTTTCTCCTCTTCAGAATGAGAATGTTTTAAATAAAATGAAGCAAACTAACTTAGAAAGATATGGTTCTGAATACATTCTTTCAAATCAAAGCGTATTAAGAGAAAAAATTAACAAAAAAATTAATGAAAATCATAAAGAAAATATTTTAAAATTTATTAAAGAACAAAATTTAAACTTAGAATTTATTAATAAATGTGAAGGAAAAGATTTTTATAGATTTAAATGTTTAGAGTGTAATAGGATATTTGAAATTAATTATAACACTTATTTTGCAAGAATAAAAAAGAATTATAAAATTTGTAGTTATTGTAATGAAAAAAGTAAAATTTTTACTTCTGAAGATGAAAATAAATTATTTTTGTTTATTTGTGAAAATTATTCTGGAATAATAAAACAACATAATAGAACAGAGATTGTTCCTTTGGAATTAGACGTTTATATTCCAGATTTAAAATTAGCATTTGAATTTAATGGTTTATACTGGCATAATGAGCTTCAAAAGGATGATAATTATCATTTAATGAAAACGAGATATTGTGAAAATCAAGGAATTCATCTAATTCATATTTATGAAGATGATTGGAAATATAAACAAGACATAGTAAAATCAAGAATCTTAAATTTATTAGGAAAATCGAATAAAATATATGCTCGAAACTGCATTTTAAAAGAATTAGATTACTTAAAAACTAAGCAATTTCTTATTGATAATCATATTCAAGGATTTTGTGTATCAAAGATTAATATAGGTTTATATTTGAATAATGAATTGGTTTCTTTAATGACATTTGGAAAATTAAGAAGAAATTTAGGAAACAAAGAAATAAAAGAAGGTGAGTTTGAATTACTTCGTTTTTGTAATAAATTAAATACAACAGTTGTTGGTGGAGCAGATAAATTATTTAAATATTTTCTTGAAACATATAAACCGAATAAAGTCATTTCTTATGCTGATAGATCATGGACAATGAATAATGGGAATACTTTGTATGATAAACTTGGATTTAAATTAGATAAGATTACACAACCAAATTACTATTATATAATTGATGGTTTGAGAGAGAATAGATTTAGATATAGAAAAGATGTTTTGGTTAGAGAAGGTTATGATTTAAATAAAACTGAACATGAGATTATGCTTGATCGTGATATATTTAGGATTTATGATTCAGGGCAATTAAAATTTATTTATGAAAGGTGATTACGATTTTTCAATTTGAATAATAAAATAACAAAAGGTATAAATAAAAGGGAAACAGAGAAATCTGTTTCCCTTTTTTATTTTAATAAATACAAGAAAATAGTAAATTGATTTGAAACAAAGGAGTTTTTAATGAAACAGATTGTTGTGATTAATGTTAGTAATCAGGATTTACCGATTCCAGAACTCAGACAAATACTCCCAGCTGGTACAATTGATGAAAGATATATTTTACCGTATGATATTGCAATAAAGTATAAGAAATTTTTATATCCAGTTATGGTAATTGATCCTGAATATGAGATGAGGGAACCCGCTACATTAGGGAATGAAAATAAATTTTATTCTACACCAATTTCTGAAGTTCCGAAATTTGATATAAATGAATTAAAAAAAGAAAAGAAAAAGAAAGAAGTTAAACCTCTTACTGGAAAAAAGATAAGTAAAAAGAAAAGAGAACAGATTTCTAATAATATGTCTATATTTAAAAGAAAGAATGTAAAGAAACGGGAGATAGATAATGGCCAGAATACGAACGATGGAGCAAATGAGGACTTATATCAAGATGATGTTGGGTGCTCCGATAATTAATGTTGAAGTCAAAAATGAACATTTAGATTATGCAATTGAAGATTCAGTTCAAATAATGCAGAAATATAATTATGGTGATGGATCTTATACAGAGTATTTAATTTTTACTACTTCGGCTGGTCAATCTACTTATGATGTAATGAATGATCCAACTTTATCAGCATCATTTGAAAATGTTTCACAAATAGTTGATTTTAATATTTCATTTGGTGCAGATGGAATTAATACTTTATTTTCCCCAACCCATATTCTTTTACAAGAGAATAATTTATCAAATGGATTATTTGGGATGAGAATGGGTTCTGGGAATTTCGTACCAGGGTTGGAATTAGCATCTTATCAAACTGCAATGATGTATATTCAACAGATTCAAGATACATTAGGGAAGAAATATTCTGTTGATTGGATTCCGCATAGAGAAGTATTAGTTGTAACTCCTACTCCAAGAGAATCTATGACGGGTGTATTAGAAGTATACAAAAAAGAAAAGATAGAGAATTTGTTAAATGATAATTTAGTTAAGGCATTAGCAATTGCAAAAACAAAGATCATATGGGGTGGAATATTAAGGAAAACTATAATTACTCTTCCTGGTGGTGGAACAGTTTCTGGTAATGAAATTATGCAAGAAGGAAGAGAAGATGAAAAGGATATTATTGAACAAATAAAATTAGAGAGCGAACCTGCTGGATTCTTTATAGGGTGATTAATTATTATGCAACAAACATTAAAAGAATATATGATTCAACAAGAAAAAGATTCAAATATAAAAAAGATATTTGCTTTCTTTATGAATGAAAAAGATGTTGATGAAGAAAAGGTTAAATCTTTTGTAAATAAGAATGAAATGTCAATGAAAGAATTTAATGAATTTACTTATCATATTTTATCATCTTTTTGTTCTTCTGGTGAATATAACAGAAAAGAAAGACCTAAAGTTGATGAAAATCAAGTAATTTTAGGAATTGAAGTTGAATATGAACATACTGATAATCCACTTATTGCAGAAAAAATAGCACTTGATCATTTGTCAGAAGATGGTGGTCAACAATACTATGATTATCTTTTATTGATGGAAAGATTAATGGAAGAAAAGGTTCCTTTAGAAAAAATAGAAAATCTATTAAAAGGTTAAAATGTACAATTATTATTATGCGAAAACAATTTGGAACGTTCAAGTTGCAATATTAGATTTGTTTAATGATATGATTGTTTATAGATTTGATAAACAAGGAAATATTGTAAAGACAATAAATGTGCCACTTACATTTGGTCCAGTTGAAAAAACTCAAATGGCTCGTGAAGTTGATCATCCTTCAGATAAGACAAGATATTATTTACAAGTTCCGAGAATGGCATTAGTTCCAAATGGAATAACTCATGATCCTGAAAGATCATATTCTTCAAACGATGAAAGATTTTGGATTGATGAACAATTAGATTTAGATGGTGGAAATTCTATGTATACAGATTTTCAACCTACACCTTATAATTTTGATTATACATTGTTTATAAGAAGCGATTCGTTAGAAGATTTATCACAAATTTTAGAAAACATTCTTCCTTATTTTAATCCAAAATTGATGTTAAGAGTAAAGGAATTTTCTTTTTTGAATATTGAAAGAAATTTACCTGTAAGATTAGATGGTGTAAATTTTGATTTTGTTAATCAAATGGATACTGAAACTATGAGAGAAGTAAACGCTTCTCTTGATTTGGTAGTTGAAGGTTGGATGTATAAACCTCTTACTCAAACATCTATTGTTAAAATTATTAATTCTAAATATTTTGTGGGGACAAATGCAGGTTATGACACTTCAGGATCACCTATTACTTCTACTTCTTTACATATTAAAGATGTTGGATATAAAGTTGAAGGTTATTATGAAACAAGTGCTATGCCTGTGAGTGGTTATGATACATCTGGTTATAATGCAGATTCAAATACTTATTGGGAATCTAACAGTTATGAAAAATCTTATCAAAAATGAAAAATCTTTATCAAAATGAACACTTTTTAATAATCAATTAATATAAATATATAGTAGGAAGATAAAGTATGACTTCTAAAAAGGA